TCAATGAGTGATGCTATTAATGATATTCGAGCTATGACGAGCAAAACAAGATCATTTTTTCAATCCGTGACAGAAGAAATAATGGGTAGATTGATGAATATCATGATTCCTCTACAGCAAATTATTATCAGCTTCAAAGATTTTATATCGAAAATACAAGGTACTATGACTGCTAGCTTATTTACCAGTTTGGGAACTTTTTATGCGTTAAAATCATTGTTGGGCGCAATTGCTCAATTTATAATAATCATATTAATTACATTAGCAGCACTGATAGCTGTTTTTTGGATATTCCCTTTTACGTGGGGCGCTGCGCTTGCGAATACAGCCATCTTTGTAGCTCTTTCGATTCCTATGGCATTAATTTTAACTTTTATGACAAATGTTTTACATGTAAATACTGGCTTATCTGCTCCGACATTAAAATCATCAAAATGTTTTGATAAAAATACAGAGTTGGTTATGAATAATGGAATTGTTAAAAAGATTTCGGAAATAGAAATTGGAGAGAAATTAAAAAACAACAATGTAATAACAGCAAAAATAATTGTTGAATCCAAAGATTCAGTAATGTATAATTTAAATGGTGTAATAGTATCCAATAGTCACCTTGTTAAATACAATAATAACTGGGTAGCGGTAGAAAATCATCCGCAAGCTGTAAAACTAGATAATTATGGTTGTGATGGCGATGGAACCGGAGGAATGAGAGGAACATTTTTATACTGTTTGAACACAGAGAGCAAAACAATAGAGTTAAATGATATGACATTTAGTGATTGGGATGAAATATTTGACGAAGAAATTGATAAAATTAAAAACATGAAAATTAAAAATGTAAAATATAGTTTTGACGATTTATACGATGACAACATTAAAAATAGTGATATTCATAAATATCTAGATGGTGGTTTTCATCCAAATACGATACTTCGATTAAAAGATGGAATCGTTAAAAAAATAAAGAATATAAATATCGGGGATATTTTAGAAAACGGTGAGAGAGTTTATGGTTACGTAGAAATTGATGGTGAAAATATTTTTGAGCAATGTTCTTATTGTTTAGCAAAAAATAAATTTGTAGTTGGTGGGACGAATTTAAATATATGTGATAAAACAATAAATTTTACTTCAACATTAGATTTAGACAAAAGAAATAAGAAATTGTATAAACATAAAGAAGTCAAATTGTATCATTTATTAACAAATAAAAAAACATTTTATGTAAATGAAATTCAATTTTATGATTACAATTCTTGTATTGATCTATTTTTAGATAAATATAGAGGAAAATTATTATCTATGAAATATGTATAATAAAATGGATATTTCTATTTTTGGTTTCAAATTCAATTTGGAAATCTTAATTTTAATTGGAATTGTTTATTTAATTCTAGTTGGTCACACCGTATGTGGATGTTGTAACTTTTATAGAAACATAGAAGGTTTCCATGATAAAGAAGAAAGTGAACACAAAAAGCCACACGATAAAAAAAAAATGTTAAAAAATGAAAAAGAATCATTCGTTCCAGTAGCTCATCCTAGTAATAAAAAGCAAGCAAAAAAAGAGGGGTTTGTAGGTGCTAATACTAACTATGGGGAATCATCCGAATACTCTGTTTCCAGCTATACTCCAGTTAACACTGCTAATTGGGGAATGGCTGATCTGACTGTTGTTCCAGGACAACCAATTTCTAAGGCTGTTCAAGGTATTATTGATCGTCCTAATCAACAATTGCCGCTACCAGAAGGTCAACTCTCTTTGTTCGATAATATGCCATTCAGTCCTAATTGTTGCCCTAATGCTTTTTCTAGTAGTATGGGTTGCGCATGTATGAATACAGATACATACAATTATTTAATTACACGCGCCGGCAATAATGTTCCTTATTCTGAATACTAAAAATATGTGAAAATAATTATATATTTTTTGATATAATTATTATTTTATGTGTCATCTATTTTATATGTAATTCTGTATTACTTTTAACCATTTCAAAATTTACAGACATAATTTTTGACATTTTCGGCGTTTTTTTGTTCTAAATCGGCGTAATTTGTTCTAATTTTATGTTTTCTAGTGGACGTATGTCTATCCCAATCACTTCTTTTACAGCTTATAAAGTTACATTTTTCGCAAAAATAATTTTCTGTTGTTTTTACGCCAAAATTCATTCTAAATTCTATATTACTCATAGAACATTTTTTTACGCCTAAACCCAATTTTCTAAAATTAAAAAAATTTACAGTAACAAAATGAAAAATATTTTTTAGGCGTCAAGACGGTAAATTTCATTTATGGTCTCATCACTTATGTTTTTCACAAAGTCAATCACCCTTTTTCAAAAATGGACAAAAAAAATGTCCAAAATTGAAAACCCAAAATACTTTTTGGACCACTTTTTTGCAATAAAATAATGCTTACCGAGAATTTCGAAAAATCATGGTATTCAATTTAAAATAACATGATTATAAGTAACCCAAAAGAGTCAGAACACACAAAGCAACCCATAAGATTACAATGGAAATTTATCAATACCAACTTGTTTGGATATCTTATGAATTATTTTATTATCCTTGACATTATCGTCATCACCCTTTCCACCCATGGATTCATACACAATCTTATTAAATAGATCATTTTTCTTGGATTCAGAATTATCACAATCAGGATATTTTTCTCGGAATTCCTTAAACATACAAATATTTTTATGAGCAATTTGTCTAATAAGTTTCCTCATTTTAGGTTTGCTATCTTCTTCCTTTTCCCATTTATCTTCATCTTTAATGTATATAACTTCTCTCTTTTGGTCAGCGCAATGAATAGGTCTTTGTTCGACTTCTAAAGCATTCAAATTTTTAATGATTATATTGGAAATCCCTTCAATATAACCAGACTTTCCGACATTTTCAAGGTCAGCTAAATCAAGCTGAACAGAATCAACAAAGTCTTTAATATTCATAGCATTTTTACAAGTTTCATTCAAAAAAAGTTGTAGGTTGAATGTTTTATTATTGGAGTTGTTGGTTATACTATTGTTGATGTTACACGGCTGTATTTGCTTACAAACCTCAATTATCATATTTTTCAATTCTTTATTTTCATTCAGTAAATATTCGACTAAAGATTCATCTTTACTATTATTTTGTTGTAAATCACAAATTTTATTATGTCTCCATAATGAAGTCCTACTTTTAAAAATCTTGGAACATTTTTCACAATTATGATGTTGGGTTTTTTGGGGTTTTTTTGTTTCAAAAACTGTTTCATTTGTTTCAGTTTGATGTTTAGGTGTAAGAAGATGTCTATTAAAATCTTTTTTGTTAGCAGTTATGAAGTTACATTTTTCACAAGAATAATCATGGGTTTTTTGGGGTAATTTTTGTTTCATTTGTTTCATATATTTGAAACAGAAAAAAACCCCTAAATGTTAAGTATAAATAAAAATAAAATTTTATCGTAACAAATTTTCAAAAGTTAAATTTGTAATCAGACGATAATTTTCAATTATGGTCTCATCATTACTGTTTTTCGCAAAGTCAATAGCCCTTTTCAAAAATGGACAAAAAAAATGTCCAAAATTGAAAACCAAAAATACTTTTTGGACCACTTTTCTGCAATAAAATAATGCTTACTGAGAATTTCGAAAAACCATGATATTTTCTTTAAAATAGCATGATTATAAGTAACACAAAAGAGTCCGAACACACAAAGCAAACGATAAGCGTCAAATAACTTAAAGAACAACGACCTTTATCCTTTTTCAATGCCAACAACCTTTGCTATCTTCTTGATGATCTTCGAATTTTTTTCATATTCATCATCACCCTTTCCTCCCATTGCTTCATAAACAATCTTATTATATTGATCGTTTTTCTTTGAATCATAGTCTTCACAATCAGGATATTTTTCTCGGTACTCTTTAAACATACAAATATTTTTATGTGCTATCATGCGAATAGCTTTTCGTATTTTTTGATTTGTTTCATCCTCTTTTTCCCAAATATTTTCATCCTTTACATACATGACCTCCCTTTTCTGATCAGGACAATGTACTGGTCTTTTATTCACATCAAGTGCTTGTAATTTTTTAATAATTATATTGGATATCCCTTCAATATAACCAACCTTCCCTACATTTTCCAGATCAGATACTTGTAATTTAACAGAATCGACAAAATCCATAATATTCATCGCATCTTTACAAGTCTCATTCAAAAAGAACTGTAAATTGAATGTTTTATTATTAGAGTTGGTGATATTGTTATTGTTATTGTTATTAGTTCCATTTTCTATAACTTTAATCATCATATTTTTCAATTCAGAGTTCTCCTTAATCAACATCATGATAACTTCTTTGTCCGAATGTTCATTACTAGTCGGCTGTGCAATAAGATTACATTTTTGTTTATGTTTCCATAAACCTGAAGATGTTTTGAAATCTTTATTGCAATTTTCACAAATTCGCTGAATTTTGCTGAATTTTTGCTGAATTTCATTTCCAAACAGTTCCTTTGATGAGTTTTCGCAGTGTCTCGAGCTATTTAAATGTGTCGTATAATTACATTTCCTACACGTTCCATAGTCACAAATTGTACAATAATATTTCATCGCTGAATTTTGCTGAATTTTAGTTCCTAAAAGTTCCATTTATTTCCATTGAGAAAAAAATAAATTTTTCTATACAAAAAAATTATCGTAACAAACTCAAAATTATATTTTTTGTAGCCAGACGATAATTTTCATTTATGGTCTCATCATTGTTGTTTTTCGCAAAGTCAATCGCCCTTTTTCAAAAATGGACAAAAAAATGTCCAAAATCGAAAACCTAAAATACTTTTGGGATCACTTTTCTGCAATAAAATAATGCTTACTGAGAATTTTGAAAAATCATGGTATTTTCTTTAAAATAACATGATTATAAGTAACACAAAAGAGTCCGAACACACAAAGCAAACGATAAACATATTTATTTCATACAACTACATATTTTACAGTATTCGATTGTTTTTGATCTATCTGGATCAATGTCAATAGAATCAGTACACCATTCATGATTACACATATTTATTAAAGTTTGATTGATTTTTTTATTTAGTAAAATCAATTGTTGTATATGCTCATTTTGTTGGTTTAGTAAATCATCTACTTCTGTAATGGTTTTATTATATTGAATATGTTTTTCATTTACATTTAGACTTGAATCGATTAAAAAATAAACAGAATCTTCTTTCATATGTTTATAGACTCCTTTAATTTGATCCAAATATGCGTTGATATAATCATTTTCTGGCTTCATTTTTAATAAATAATCTATATTCATTTTATTTATTAAATTATTTAGTGATATGTTTATATCTTTTACACATGTCTAATTTTTTTGATCGACTTGGATTTTCTTGAACCCTTGACCTTGCCCTTGGATTTTCTTGAACCCTTGGCTTTGGCCTTGGATTTTCTT